AAACGACTACTTCAAGCTGGAGGCTCTATCAGCCTCTGGAGCCAAGCTGCTCGCCAGATCACCAGCGCACTACAAGGCGGCGATGGAGATGCAGAGGACGCCAACGCCAGCGCAGATCTTCGGGACCGTGGTACACGCCATGATCCTGGAGCCGCACAAGTCACACGCCAGCTTGTTCAGCGTCAAAGAACTGAACTGGACGACCAAGGAAGGAAAGGAAGAGAAGGCAAAGCTTGAGCGGGTTGGTCTGCCGATCATATCGGTCGCTGATCTCGATAAGGCTTTAAGGATGCGCGACAGTGTGTGGGCGCATTCCCACGCGGCTGAGTTGCTGACGGGATGCCGGACAGAGGTTGAAGCCACCTGGACCGGCTATGAAGCGAAGGTGAAATGCAAAGGCGGCATCGACGCTATCGGAGCCAGCGGCATCGTCGATGTGAAGACCACAATCGACGCCTCGCCAGAAGCCTTCGCCAGAGCCATCAGGCAATATGGCTACTATATGCAGGCCGCTCATTACATTGATGGCGTGGCAGAGATCGAAGGCGGGATTGCGCCTTTCACATTCATCGCTGTTGAGAAGCAGACACCATATGCGGTTGCCTGTTATACGCTTTCCAACGATAGCCTCGCGGCTGGGTGGGCAGCGATGAACAGGATCGCCAAGATATATTCCGACTGCATCACATCTGGTGTGTGGCCGGGATATGAAGGGAAGTCCATCGAGCTATCAATCCCGATCAATCTGGATACGGCAGTTGCCGATCTGGAGCTTGAAGACTTCTGAAACGTCGAACTAAAGGAAACGTGAAAATGGAAAACGCAAATACACGCATCGTCGTCAAAGACGCTCGCATGGCCTACATCCACCTGCTGGAGCCTCGTGCTGCGGCAGAGGGAGCGGAACCCAAATACAGCGTCACCCTGATCATCCCGAAGTCTAATGAAGCCGAGATCGCCGCGATCAAGGCTGCAATGAAGGCGGCGGTCTCCAAGAAGTTTGGGGATAAGCCGCCGAAGGGTCTGCGCAACCCGCTGAGAGATGGCGATGAGAAGGATGGCGAGTCCGGCGAGTACATGAAGGGCGATGAGTTCAGGGGCAACTGGTATTTGTCAGCCAGCAGCAAGAAGCCGGTGCGCGCCCAGGCTGGAAAGGCTCGCCTGCCAGCCACGGATGAGCATCTGCAATCCGGCAATTACGGCGCCGCTGAGCTGAACTTCTACGGCTATGACGCTGCGGGCAACCGTGGTGTCGCGGCTGGGTTGAATGGCGTCTGGATCACTCGGAAGGGTGAGCCTCTGGGTTCTGGCGCCACGGACTGGGGCGTGATCGAGGCAGAGGACTTCGGGTCACCGGCTCCGAAGGCGCTTGCTGAAATGTCAGCAGACGACGTGTTCTAGGATCTAGAATGCAAGACGGCGCAGCAGGGGTCAGTCTGCTGCGCCGTCAATCGCCTCAACACCGGGAGGAAGCGGAGGCAATGGCTAATTTTAACACTCTCAAGGACACGCTGCAAATTGCAGACGAGTATTTTGGCTATGTCGAGCTTTATGCACGGCTGGCACGGGACTTTGTATCAGTTGGAGATTTGCCGGGGGCGAACTACGCTCAACGATCCTTGGTTGCCTATGTCCGCGCCGCCCAGAGAGAACTGGTTGCCGCGATGGACATCAGCATAGCAGCCAAGGAACAGGCAGGAATAGATGCGGTCGCCGGTCAGGGCGATGAGGTCAGCGCAGACGATGATTGGTGGAAGTGATGGGGAATACCTTCGATGACGACGATTTCTTTGCTGATCTTCAGCACGATCTGGACGCCAAGTCAGAGGCGCTAGAAGCCAAGAAGCCGAAGAAGCAGGTGGCTGGGAATAGTCCAGAGGAACAACCGATCAAGCGTACCCTGTTTCTCGGCGATCCTTGGGAGGACAAGCTTGTCGTCGATCAGAAGGGCTGGGCAGTCTCAAACCACGCCAATCTCGCCCACACGATCCGCAACCACGGCGAATGGACGGAGGCGCTGGCATACAACAGCTTCACCGGGCGCAAGATCCTGCTGAAGCCCATTCCCGGCACCCCGGCGAACAAGCAGTTCAAGCCTCGCGAGATCGAGGATCGGGACATCTTGAGCGCGACAAGCTGGTTTAACCGGAACCTGTTTCCCAGAGCGGCGAAGTCACAGGTAGCCGACGCCATCGACGATGTGGTGTTCGACGCCATCATCAATCCGGTGAAGCACTTTCTGGAGGACTGCGAAGCGGCATGGGATCAGCAGCCGAGGCTGGATAAATGGCTCTTCACCTATTGCGGCGTTGAGAACGAGGATCCAGCGCATGGTGAGTATATCGAGCAGGTCGGCATCAAATGGGCCGTCAGCGCGGTTGCGAGGGTCATGGAACCCGGCTGCAAGGCTGATGGCGTTCTTATCCTCGAAGGGTCTCAAGGGGCTGGGAAGTCCACCGCAGCCAAGGTGCTGGCCGGTCCTGAGTTCTTTGGCGATAGCTTGCCTCCGATGCATAGCAAAGAGGCCAGCGGCTATGTCCGAGGGCGCTGGATCATTGAGTTGGCCGAGCTTGCCAACGTCAGCAAGGCTGAGGTGGAAGTGGTTAAGGCGTTCATCAGCAGATCAGAAGAACGGTTCAGACCGCCATACGGCAGGAACGAGGTCACGTTCCCCCGGCAATGCGTCTTCATCGGCTCCACCAATCGGACGGACTATCTGCGGGATGATACCGGCAACAGGCGCTTCTGGCCCGTGAAGGTGGGCAGGATCGACACAGAGGCGCTCCAGCAGGATCGCATCCAGATATGGGGGGAAGCAGTCCATAGATACCGGCAGGGCGAGCAGTGGTGGCTTACAAGGGCTGCGGAGACCATCGCAGCCCAGGAGACAAAGGCCAGGCTCATAGACGATCCCTGGACGTCCGAGGTGCTATCCAAGGTGTTGGGGAAGACCGAGACCTGCGTGAGCCAGATCATGTCTGACATGCTGATCGAGGTCTCAAGGCGCGACAGGATGATGAGCAACCGGGTTGTCTCGATCCTTCTGCAGAATGGGTGGAGCAGAGATGGGAAGTTCTACACGACTGCAAATAAAGGGCAGGCCAGGTTTACGATGAAAGGGTGATCCAATGGAAGAAGATGAAACCAAGATCGAAGATACAGAGGCCGACGGCGATGATTGGGATGATGGTCAGCCAACTGAAGCACAAGAATGGAATGACTATGATCCTGAGTGCTAACTCGGGAGACAGGCACGGGAGACAGAATAAGCCTGTCTCCCGTGAGTGTAACAATTTACGGCAGAATTTTATGGGAGACAGCGGGAGACAGTATTTCTCTATAACTTTTAAAAGGAACTAAGTTATTGATATATGGGCATAATATATTAGACGGGAGATACTAATATATTATGCAGCGGTTTTATAGCTGGTCTGGAAGTCCGGAGAATTCTGTCTCCCGCTGTCTCCCGGCATGAAAAATAGGGTCAACTAATGCAAAGGACGAACATCTCGATGGCCGACAGAACCACAAACAGAGCAAAGACAGCACGGGACGCTGGCCTATGGGCGGCGATCCAGGTCGCAGATCAAGCCGCCATCAAGTTCGAAGGCGAATGGGGCATCGGACGCCTGGAGCGCATCGTCCCGCCAGAACTCGCAGCCAAGTTCGCAATCGCCAGGCACCAGCTAGACGAAGCAATCATGGCCGTGGACATCGAGCTGGCAGGCCAGAAGGCAATGGCGATGGCAAGGGGCTGGGAGGCGCTGGACAAGGCTGCAAGGGCGGCAGGGCATAGGCCAGAGGATAATGCATATGTCTGGTTCCACGGCTCTCCTGACGGCAGGAAACGCTATGCCTTCGCAAAGTCGGTCCATGACATCCCAGAGATCGCCAAACGGCACCCTGATCATATCGTCATCAGCTTCGACGAAATCGTCGGCCTCTTCGAAAGACCAGATGCAATGGCGACTATTGCCGAGATCAAGAGGCAGTGGCCGGGCGCATACGTCCAGAACAAGAACCCGACGAACACCCTGTTAAATGATGCGATCCCTTTTGATTGACCCTTCATGCAAACCAGTTTAGGATTGATACCGTATCTTTTCTAAAGGAGGGTTGCATGGAGGGTGAAATCTGGAAGGACGTTCCTGGCATGGATGGGATTAAGGCATCCACAATGGGGCGTGTACTTTTCCCATCTTGCACTGCTGAAATGCCAAAGGGCGGAATCAGGGAATACAAAACAAAGCCTGTCTATGGTGGGAAACGAAAATCCGTAAAAGGCGCAAAGCACACATACTTGGCAGTGGTCTATAGGGGAAAGAACCTAAAAATCCACAGGCTGGTTTGCGCAGCATTCCATGGGACAGCCCCGTCAGAGAAGGCAGTCGTCATCCATCTCGATGAGGATGGGACAAACAATAGGCCAGATAACCTGAAATGGGGAACGCAAAAGGAAAATATGAATGCAGCAGGGTTCATAGCCTACTGCAAGGGAAGGACGGGGGAAAACAGCCCGGCAGTGAAGGGAAAGAAGAAAAAAGATACCAAGACCCAAAATGGTGCGTGAAAACCATTCTGAAGATGCAAACCTAATTTGACGAAAGAGCCTCATTTTGCAATAAACAGGGAACAGAGCGGGAAACAGGGTCAACATGGCAAGGGTAATGACGGAGGAGCAGATCGCTGAAAGGCGAGCCAGGATCGAGAGGCGAGCCAATCGCCCGCCAACTCGTGTCAAGGTTCCAGAGGAAGTGTCTATAAAACAACAGAAATCCCTCGGAAGACCGTCAAAGATGACGCCAGCAGTGGTGGATGAAATCATCGTAGGAGTGGCGTCAGGAATGTCATTGGCTAACGTGTGTAGGGATAATCCGAGGTTGCCCGACATCGCGACGGTTTATCGGTTCATGCAGGCAAGCGATGACTTCCGCGAAGCTTACCTCCGCGCTTGTGCCAACAGAAGCTTGGTATACGCGGACACCATTGGGGACATAGCTAAGGCCACTTTGAGCGGAAAAGTGGACCCAAATGCCGCGAGGGTTGCAATAGGCGCATACCAATGGCTTGCGATGAAGCTTGTGCCTACCGTCTTCGGGGAGCGACAGGAGGTGCAGGTAACGCATCAGCACCTGCATCTCCATGCTCTGAGGCAGCTATCGGAGGCAGCCAAGGTGGGACAGGCCGCGATCCAGCAGCGTGAGCTGGAGCTACAGGCCATAGAGATAGGGGACACAATAGGGGACAGCAGCGATGACGATCTGCAACCCATTGAAATCATTACACCTAGGGCGGATGATATATCCGTATAACCGTGATGAGGGAACAGATGGGGGACAGGTGGGACGGGGACACAGGCGGTATCAGCAGGCGGCCAAGGCACCGCTGGGATGGGGACGTGTCGGGAGCCCCCCCGGCCTCCCCCGGCGGCGGGGGGCGGCTGCTGCAGCAGCACCCTCTGCTCACAGATACCATTTCACCCACGGCTTCACCTGCATCCACGGCATACTCGGATCACAAGTATCCACCTGGAGAAGAGAAGCGTTCTGAACCCACATCCAAGGCATACTCTGAAACCAAAGAACCCCCATCAACCCCGCAAACGTCTATCCCTTTTTACACTCCACAACCCCCTGTAACAGGTTAACAGGCAAGCCTGGGTAGACCCCCCTCCCCCCCTACCGGGGTTGCCTTGGTCCGCCCAATCTCCCAAAAAAAAGGAAATTGACTGCATGAAAGTCTTGAGCCTTGGGGCGGGTGTCCAGTCAACCACGCTGGCGCTAATGGCGGCGGCGGGTGAGATCGAGATGCCTGACTGCGCGATATTTGCGGACACTGGTGCGGAGCCAACGTCTGTTTATGATCATCTGCGGCGTCTGGTTTCTGTGCTTCCCTATCCCGTTCATATGGTGAGCGCTGGAAACATCAGGGATGATCTGGTGCGAGGGACGAATAGCGGTGGGTCTAAGCGGTTTGCTTCTATCCCGTTTTTTATGGATCGAGGCCGCGATGGAATTGGGATGGCTCGGCGGCAATGTACTTCTGAATACAAGATCAAGCCGATAGATAAGGAATTGAGGGTGCTGCTTGGTTATGCTCCGAGGGCCAGGATGCCGGCGAAATCTGCGGAGGTGTGGATTGGCATCTCGACAGACGAGGCTATTCGGATGAAGCCTTCAATGGTCAATTGGAAGGTTAACCGCTGGCCTCTGATCGAGCGCGGCATGAGCCGGATGGCTTGCCACGATTGGTTATCGAAGCATGGGTGGACTGCTCCGAAGTCGTCTTGCACGTTTTGCCCATTCCGGTCTGACGAAAGCTGGATCAATATGAAGGCGACGGATGAAGAGTCGTTTGCGGATGCAGTGAATATTGACAGGGCTTTACGATCCAGCGGCATGATGGGGAGTTTTAAGGCGGTTCCATATCTGCATCGAAGCTGCAAACCTCTTGATGAGGTTGATTTGCGCACCAATGCAGAGGTTGGCCAGCCTGATCTGTTCATGAACGAATGCGAAGGCATGTGCGGCGTTTGACGGAAAGCAGCAGAATGAACAAGCCAATCAACGACGCTGACGCCTACATCGACTTTATCCGCACCTATGCGGCTGATCCCGTTGGCTTCGTGATCAATGTTCTGAAGGCTGATCCTCTGCCTTGGCAGAAGGACTTTCTGAACAAGATTGCCAAGGGCGAGCGCCGCATCAGCGTCAGAGCCGGTCACGGTGTGGGCAAGTCCACTGCGTGTTCGTGGGCTTTGATCTGGCATATGACGTGCCGCTT